CGCCTATTATTGGCGACGCTATGGCGGCTAAAGAAATATATGATGAGCTGCAAAAAGATAATCCTAATTATAAATATGCAGCAGGATTAGGCGCTTTAGCTTTAGTTGGCATTATACCGGGCGTTGGTGATGCGCTTAAAAAAGGTGGACGTGGATTACTTGACGTAGTTAACCGCATTGAAGTTGATCCTAACGCGCTGGGCATGTCTGGTGGTAATATTAGGTTAAAGCCGCCAACTAAAGAAGAACTAGACCCATACGGGTTTCAAAAAACAAAAATGGATATACCTCTTTCAGACGTTGATGTAGATTTTACTCTAGACCCCAATCTTTCACCAAAGAAAAAATTAGACTTAGAAAGCTTAGAAGGGAAAGTGGCTGTACCTCTCATGGGTGATAGGTCAAGCGTTGGCACTGTTAAAGGCCTACTAGGAAACACATTTGAAAATCCTGTAGATGTTGGCGGCGGTATAGACTTTATGAGGTCTGGAGCAAATCAATTAGATGATGCTATTTGGGCATCTAAAAAAGGAATTATATCAAGAATTGATAATAATGCTGCTAAATTACAAGAAGCTAATAATGGAGCGGATATAGTTGGTATTTCATTAGGAATGTCTCCAGATGCAGTTGATTTTGCTGATTTTACGTCTGAAGTTATGGCAGAAATGGTAAAGTTTGCGCCAATTAAAAAATCTGACGTAATTCAATATGACCAATATATGAAAGCGTATGACCCTAATTGGGTAGGTTTAGAAAGTCCAGATTTAAGACCTTATTTAAAAATGGTAAAACCAGACATTAGAAAAGCATTTATTAGAGGTATGGACAATAGGGCAATGCAAGATGCAGGCTTTCCAAGTCCTGCTATGATAAGAAAATCGGTAACAGATCCTAATCAGGTAAATATGGGAAGTGGAATGGCTGGGCTTTCTGTTGGTAAAATTAACCCAAAAAGTGGTTTATTATATAATAATGCTAAAGATTTTAAAAAAGGTTCTAATATTCAAGGACTAGCTCAAGTTCCCCACAGCACATATGATACACAAATAAAAGGTGAATATTTAGGAGGCGTGGAAACTCCAGTTTATCAAGGTGAAGTATTTAAGGATCTTTGGGACTCTATGTCTGGAAAAACAACAAAAGCAGGAAAGCCATTAAACAATGCGCACAAAACGCATGCATTAAAAACTAAAATGTCAGGCCAACTTTTAACTGAAGAAATTTTACAAAATATTATGAATGCGCAAGGGCTTCTTCGATGAATAGTGGTGGTACTTCGTCTGCGTCTACTTTTAACAGTAAACAAACAAATCTATCAAATTGCTCAATAGCAACTGGGTCTTTTTGGTCAAAAAACATTGCCCTTAAAACAATATCTTCACGAATTTTTTCTAAATATGCGTCTGTCATAATTATCCCTCCTACGGATTATTATCTTAACTTTTTATATTACAAAACGCAATACCTAGTACAATCTACATAAATATGTTATACAGAAATAAACTGAGAGTTGACTAATGCCAATTACAACATATGCAGAATTAAAGACAAATATTGCAGATTTTCTTAATCGAGATGATCTAGCATCAATTTCGTCTACGTTTATATCGCTCGCTGAAGATGATCTAAACCTTAGATTGCGTCATTGGAGGCAAGAAAAGCGCAGCACAGCCGAGATTGACACGCAATACAGCGCAATTCCCGCAGATATGCTAGAAATAATACGATTTTATATAACAAGCGGAGATACACGCCCACTTGAGCTAATTTCGCAAGCAGAAATGCTTGATCGCAAGTTTAGAAATTTAAACACAAGCGGTCAGCCAGCATATTACGCACTTACAGCAGGCGAGATTGAAGTTTACCCAGTGCCAGATGGTACATATACTTCAGAATTGTATTATTACAGCCGAATACCCGCGCTAAGTGATAGTAATACATCAAATTGGGTATTGGATTATTATTCTAGCGCATATTTATATGGCTCACTAATACATTCTGCGCCATACTTAAAGGATGACGCTAGAATACAAGTGTGGGCAGCGTTATACCAAAGCGCAATTGACGCAATTAACGCTGAAAGCGAAAAAGCTAAATTTGGCGGTTCAGGCCGTCGTATGAAAATAAGGGCATATTAAAATGAGTTTTACAGATACATTTGAAACACGAGTATTGACTTGGGTATTTACTGCAAGTTCAGCAACACGCCCGACAGCGTGGTTTATAGCATTATACACTGCAGCTCCAAATGATACGGGCGGTGGCACTGAAGTTAGTGGCGGCGGATATGTGAGAAAAGCAGCAACATTCACAGTTTCTGGGGATACTGCAAGCAACTCTGGTGCAATTGAATACCCAACTGCAACGGGAAATTATGGCACAGTTAGCCACGTTGGTATTTTTGACGCATCATCTGGCGGTAACTTAATAGCGTATGCAGCTCTATCAGTGTCAAAAACTATTTCTACTGGAGATGTATTGCGTATCCCCGCCGGGGATTTGGATGTTACTTTATCATAAGGTTAGACAATGGCATTTGTAATTAAAGATCGTGTACGTGAAACAACAACCACGACAGGCACATCTGCAATATCGCTAGGTGGTACATCCACATCTTTTGAAGCATTTAGCGATCATATGTCTAATGCGGATACAACGCATTATGCGATAGTACACAGCACGGCTGATGAATGGGAAGTTGGTTTAGGCACTTGGAACACTGGAAATACATTAACGCGGACAACTGTACTATCTAGCTCTAACAGTAACGCAGCAGTAAGTTTTACATCTGGTTCTAAAGATGTATTTATGACCTACCCTGCATCTCAGTCTGTTTCTAATTTACCTTTATCTGGCGGTGCAATTACAGGCAACGTAACTTGGGGTGACAACGACAAAGCCATATTCGGTGCTGGCAGTGACTTGCAGATTTATCACGATGGTAACAATAGATTAGTAACATCTGGTGATCTATTAGTTAACATCACTGATGGTGATGAATTTCAGATTTTGGGTAGCTCAACTGCTGTACTAAGAGCCACAGCGACAGGCTCTGTACGACTGTTTCACAACGGCGCAGAAAAACTAACTACAACATCAACAGGCATTGACGTAACAGGCACAGTGACTTCCAATGATGTAAACATTACAGATACAACACCTAATCTAAAGTTTACTGATACGGATGGAAATCATTTAGCTAATATAACACAATCAGGTTCACATCTTTATATAGATAATGATTCTACTGGTAACATTCGAATGAGAGTTGATGGTAATACTGAACGTCTTACAGTTAACTCAACAGGTGTAAACGTAACAGGCAACGTTGCAGTATCTGGCACAGTAGATGGCGTAGACATAGCATCAAGAGACGGCATACTCACAAGCACAACTACAACAGCTAATGCCGCTTTGCCAAAAGCTGGTGGTACACTGACAGGTGATTTAGACTTTGGTGATGATATTAAAGCTAAGTTTGGTGACAGTGATGACTTACAAGTGTTTCATTCTGCTGGTAATTCTTTTGTACAAGATGCTGGTGCTGGTGATTTATTTATAGCTGGCTCAAATGCAGTTCGTATAACTAACTCAAGTGCTAGTGAAACTTATGCAACATTTAATTTAGATGGTAGTGTAAACCTTTATCACGATAATACTTTAAGATTTCAAACTAGTTCAACTGGAATTTCAGTGGCTGGAAATGTATTTGTAACAGGTACAGTAGATGGTCGAGATATAGCTACAAACATTCCATCCTCTTTGGGAACATCAGGTCAAGTTCTTACAGTTAACTCTGGGGCTACAGCAACTGAATGGGCTGATGCTTCTGGCGGTGGCGGCGGAATAACAACAGGCAAAGCAATTGCTATGGCAATGGTATTTGGATAATAACAGGAGAATAAAATGACTGCACCAAACGTAGTTAGTGTTGCAACTATAACAGGCAAGACAGATGTGCTTGCGGCAACAACAACAGCCACAGCAATAACAACTGCGGCAACAGGTAAATTACTAAAGATAAACTCAGTTATCATAGCTAACATTGATGGCACAAACGATGCTGATATCACTCTTGATTTGTTTAGGTCGAGTACAGCTTACAAGATAGTAAGTACAGTTACAGTACCAGCAGATGCTACTCTCGTAGCTATAAGCAAAGACAGTGCAATATATTTAGAAGAAGGTGATGCACTAAGGGCAACAGCTAGTGTAGATGGAGACTTACAGGTTATCTGTAGTTACGAAATTATATCTGAGTAATCCATGAAAAACAGTGTGCATGATAATGGTGGTTTTATAGGACGTGTAGCAGACTATGCGGCTACTGATTATTATCAAACTATTAGTGGGTATTTGGCATATTCTTTTACTTTTGATAATATTACTTTTGGCATTAATTCTCAATTAACTAGACCTACAGGTTTATTTTTTAAGCCAGATGGTACTCTTTTATTTGTGGTAGGTAGAGACACAGATAAAGTGTTTTCTTATGGACTTACAACAGCATGGGATTTATCTACAGCTAGTTATACTGGAGATTCATTTAGTGTAGCTTCACAAACTATCGTACCTAGTGGTATACACTTTAAGCCAGATGGTACAAAACTTTATATAGCTGGAGAAGTTACCAATTCCATTAGTGAATACTCTTTGTCTACAGCTTGGGATATTACAACAGCATCTATAACTACAGCTGGCGGTGTGACATCTGAAGAGTCAGGAGTTTTGGATGTAACTTTTAAACCTGACGGCACTAAGTTTTACACAGTTGGTTTTATGACTGGTGATGTGCATGAATATTCTATGACTACAGCATGGGATATTTCTACAAAGTCATTTAGTGGAAATGAACTTTCTTTAAACTCACAAGTTGGTTGGCCTACAGATATAGCTTTTAACAGTGATGGTACTATAATGTATGCTATTGGAGAAAGTAATTACTTTGCTAGTTGGGATTTATCTACAGCTTATGATGTTACTACTGCTACATTTAATAGTAGGTTTTCTGTAACTGGTAATACTAGAGGTATTAGCTTTAAATCTGATTACTCAAAATTATATTTAGTAGAATTTAATAATGATACGGTAAGGCAATACTCAGCATCTAGTATCATAGTTAATAAAAACAAAAAGAACACTGGCGTTTGGAGTATGGATGCAGATTACCTTAATGCAGAATTGCAAGATACTGGTTTAGATATAGATGCTGTCTATGGTACTACATACCTAAGAGAATTAACATCATTTCCACAAGAGTTTTCATCAGGCTCTGGAGGTGCAGGTCGAATTGATGTGACTTTTATATTTGATATGACCTTCAGTACAACAGATACTGGATGTATATTAGACCAAGGTGGAACTACAGACGGTCTTTATGTAGGTATGGTGTCAGGAGGCAATCTTAGGTTGTCTGTTTCTGGTGCAGTATCAGGAGTATCTAACGAAACATCTACTACAACAACAGATATGTCTGCTTATGCTGGTGTAGCTGGTCAGCTTATTGTTACTATTGATTATCAAAACCATATTCAGTGTTGGTGGAATGATAGCACTAACGGAATTAATCAAATAGTTTCTGTAGATTATAATGGAGATGGAGATTGGGCGGGTTCTAACGTAGCAAAAGTAGGTCAAGGGGCTACTGTACATGGAGGTCAAGATGCATCAGCTTTTACAGGTACACTAACTAGGTATCGAGAAATCACA